CAGGCTCGTGACTGTGGTTACCGCGCTGTCTTTAGCAGCAGTCAAGGCATCTGTGATGGCTGTCTTGATTGAGTTGAAGGTCTCTGTGACGGCTGACCAGAGTTGCGTGATCTTGGTCAGTACCCCTGTCAGGATCGCTGAAGCTGCATCAACAGCGGCACTCTTGGCTCGATTGAATTCGGTCTCGACTGCCTTCGCAATCGCAACCAGAATCTGACCAAGACCAGTTAGCATGATCGTCAGGATCGTGATCACACCAGTCAGCATCGCTTGCACGGCTGAGATTGCGTGGTCCTTGGCTGCACCCCAATCACCCTTGAATATCGCTACGATCATCTGCAAGACGTTCGAGACGACACTGAAGATCATGGTGAATGCAGTGAGGATGACATTGAAGAGCGTCGAGATATAGGTACTGACGATCGTCACGATCAACTGAATCGCAGTCGTGACCGTGCCACCAATCACACCCCAAACACTCTCAGTGATGGTTTGTGCCTGGGTCCAGTAGAGCGAGAGTGTGGTGAAGATTTGCATTGCAGCCAGTTGAACAACTGACCAGAGTTCCTGGAGCTTGGCTATGACGACTTGAACGCCATCTCTAAAACCAAGGAGATTCGTGCTATAGGCGTAATAGAACGCTGCACCTAGGGCTGCAATAGCTGCGAACACGAGAAGTGCAGGACCAAGGATTGCCAGTAGCGATCCACCAAGCAATGCTGTAGCGATTTGGGCGGCAATCATTCCTGCAATCACGAGTGAGAGCACAGCGACCACGCCAGCGAATATCAGGATTGCGTTCTGAACCTGTGGGTTGAGACCCAGGAACGCACCAATTACCATAGTGATGAAGCTAACGATCGATTGAAGCACTGGCAGTAGTCGTGAACCAATCGTGATCTGAAGGGTCTCGATGCTGCCCATAAGGGTGTCCATTGCGCCCTTGAAGTTGTTGGTCCTGGCTTCAGCCTGCTCACTCGCTGTACCAGCATTGCCCATAGCGGTCGTCATGCTGTCGAGTGCAGCTGGTCCACCTTGAATCAATGCAATGAAGGCTGCTGCTGCATCCTTGCCAACGATCATCTCTGCGGTTGCCAGCTGTTGTTGCGTGGTCATGCCCGAGAACGCTGGTTGAAGTTGGGCTAATAGCGACTCCATACCAACAAAATTCCCGCTTGCATCGAAGGCAGTGATTCCTAGTTGGTCTAGTGCGACTTGTGCTTCAGCTGAAGGTGCAGCCAGGCTCGTGAGCATGTTGCGTACGGCTGTGCCAGCTTGCTCACCCTTGATGCCCTGCTGACTCAAGACGCCGAATACGGCTGCCAGATCAGTGATAGGAATGCCAAGAGCAGCAGCTTGAACGCCAGCTGTCTTGAAGCTCAGTGCGAAGTCATTCACATCCATTGCCGCTGCATTGGTGACCTGTGCGATCACATCAGCCGCTGTGGTTGCGTCAACACCCATCTGACCCATCGTGATTGCCACAAGTTCTGCTGCTTCTGGAACAGAGGTGCCAGTCGCGGCTGCAAGATCAAGGGCTGATTGGGCTGCACCATTGAGAACGTCAGCTACAGGCACACCAGCCTTGATAAGTTCTTCCATGCCAGCAGCTGCTTCTGATGCGCTGAAGGCTGTACTTGAACCCAGGTCAAGAGCGGTCTGTCTGATTTGCTCCATCGATGCTTGAGCATCAGCACCACCAACAGATGCGATGGCTGAGAGTTGCGCATTGAATTCACTGGCAACGCCGATTGAACCCATGAAGGCACCAGCGATGGTTCCTCCAAGGGCTGTGAATCCAGCGCCAATTGCTGTGAGTTGTCCTGTTGAGAGTCCTTTGAGTTTGCCACCTAGACCAGATAAGCCAGACTCTGCTTGCGACGTATCTGAAGTGACTACGACTTCTAGTTCAGCGACTGTGGTGCTCATTAGCCACCACCCCGCGTGATTCCATTAGTTGTCATGAGCTATTCGTCCTACTTAACTGCGAGTAAGGTGCCTCCTACTGCGATCAACGAAGAGCAATTAGCGTTCAAGCGTTGGGGTGTTCGAACTTACTTCTTGCGAGCCTTCTTAGATTCCTCTTCCTGGAGCTTGTTCTCGACTTCCATGCAGGTCAGTGCTGCGTGAACCCAGAAGATTGAGTCATCAGCAAGAGACCTGGGATCAACACCCAAATACTTCCCTGCTTGGATGACATTCCAGTAATCTGGAACTTCACCAGCATTGCCTTTGGTCTTGAGCGCCTTGATTACTTCTGACGCTTGGTTGACTTTGGGACTGAGTCAGCTGCCGCCTCACTCAAGACGTGCTGAAGGGTGGGTCCAGGAATCCAGGCAACGTATTCAGGTTCGAGTGGCACAGCAACACCAGCAGCAACGAATTCATCGTCACCCTCTTCGTTAAATGGTCCTACCAAATCCCAGTCAGAGATGATTTCGCAGAACAGCCGCCCCATCGCCAGGGTATCTCCTTCTTCAAGGTACTCATTGACCTTTGCGAGATAGGCAGCTGAGAGTTTGCGTGGGTTGTAAGTGACGTTGAGATTGCCACCCTCGAATTCAACATTGAATGACTTAGAGTTGCTAACGATGTGATTGAGTGTAATTGCCATAGGAAATACTCCTTCGAGTTGCGTGACTTGGCACGCTGTAATGGATGCCTCCAATGTGCGACCACTAAAAGCGTGATCGCTCTGTTCTTCGTGATTGGTGAATGAAGCCCCTATTGCGGGGCATCACTCGATGTGGTTCTAGAGTTCTTCGATGTCGTTGGTGACAGTGACTTTGACTGCGAAGCCAAGATTGCTGTCGTAGACAGGTTGGAAGGTGATCGGCAAAACGTAGAGACCATCGTTGGACTCGTAAGAGTCGAGTTCCATGACTTTGACGGCCATATCGATCGTGATGCTGTAGGCGTTCGTGGTCTCGATGATTGGCCCAGTTGCCTTCAGGCGAATGTAGCGAGTTGCACCAGAACGAGCAGCTGCCAGCATTCCTTCTCCAACAGCATCAGCACCCAGCATCGCGGTCCATTCGAACGACGGTTCTTCAGACTCATAGACGCTGTTGAACGAAGCGTTGGCTGAATTGATGGTCCATTCCTGGGAGAACAGATCGCTGAAGTTGATGCCTGCTTCATAGAGTGAAGTCAGCTTAGTCGTGCCAATGGAGCCATGTGCGGTGTCGCAATAGACATCCCAATGAGCGCCAGCGACAGGCTGAATCTGAATCTCAGAGGGAGAACTGGTCATCGTCGCGCCCGTAGCAAGTGCGCGACCAAACATCGTGCCACTCATCAGGTTGTCACCTGTGCGTTCGATGCTGAGTTCCAGCGAGTCAAAAACTGCGTTGGTGAATTCAACAGCACGCGTGGAGTCGCCTACTTCGACCGTGAAGGTCTTGGGAGTGACAACGTCCTTGCCTGTGTAGATGAATTCGTGTTCCCACACAGCATCTACAGTTACTTCAGTTGTGTCTGGAGCGCCAAAGGCGCTGTGAAGCGGCCAGAGAATGCCACGATAGTCAATCGGACCTTCGAAGTCGGCTTCAGTCAGATCAGTGTTGACGGCTGTGGCGACTGGAAGTTTGTATCCAGACGCTCGATAGGTGGTGGTCTCCAGGACTGCGTGGGGACTGAGGGTGATGCCCATTAGTTTGATGTCAGACGGAACTGAAGTTCCTGGGGTGACTTCCAATCCGAACTGAACGCCCACATTAGATGCGGCTCGAACCATAGTGATTTCTCCTTAAACGATTGAATGTGCATTAGGGGTGAGCAATGCGCTCAAGCTCTGCTTAGATGATTAGTTGTCAGAAACCAGTACCTCGAAAATTGCCCCATCTCTCTGGAAGGTCTGTCCTTGCTCGATGATTTGGGGTGTGATGGTTGCGCCAATACGTCTACAAGCGACGATCGTTCCACCATCAACTGTGATTGGGAAGCTCGTTAGAAGTGCGTCATTGATCTGCGTTGCAAGCTCGTTCACATCGACAGACGACAGCCCTTTATCCCAGGCTGATACGTCGTAGGTGATCTTCTCGCACGAGTTACCAGTTCCGATTGGACTCAGGTCTACAGCTGTGCGCATTCCGACTGTCACGCATGGATAGGTTGCTTTTTCTGGTGCAGGGTGTCGATAGACAATCACATCAAGGTCATCCAGAGCCAGCATGAACCACTGCTCGACAACGTCTCGAAGGTTGATGCTCATTAGGTAATCCTCCCTTCAAGATCGCTCAGAGCGTCCTGGAATCCTGGCAAGCACTTAGCAAACGCATCAGCCGCGAATGGTCTTGCAGCCATTCGAGCAGTGCCTTCGTGGACTGGAACTGCGTGTGCTGCACCCCAGAAAATTCTTCCCTTGCCAGGTTCGAGTTCTATCTGACGACTGTTTTTCAATGCGCCTGTATCAACAGGCGTCTCAGCAACTGCGTGAACTTCGACATTGAGCAGGAACTTGTGGATTGCAGTCGTGGTCTCGATTGGAAGACCAGCTGCAACCTTGGGCAAGAGATTCGACTTGATGCGTAATTGCATTGCCATCTATCTGACCTCACTCGTGACCGCAGTTGTTACCGTGGAATAGCTTCTTCTAATGACTCTCTGAACAGGAAGTCTTCGAGTACCAATAGCGATCACATGGGATTCATCGATTGATGTGTTCCAAGGCAATCGAACGACTGTGCCACCACGAGAGATGACACTACCTGCGAGTTCGTAATCACGTTGACTGTTCGATTCGCCAATCTCTTCGAGTCTGCAAGGGACGTTTGCAGCAACAACATCTTCAGTCTCAGTCATTCCAAGACGGCCATCAGATACCTGAATGGTTCTCAGAATCGAGCAGGTATCAGGGAAGGCTTGAACGCTTTGCTCTCGCATTGAAGCGAGTTCAGTCGTGCTCAGCATTAGCCAACCCTGACTGATTGATTGAGTTGGGCTGCGTAGAAGGACGCCATCGATTGACAGTGCTTCATGTAATAGCTGCGATCGAACTTGGCACCTTCACTTGAGAAGCTGATCTTGCTTGCTGCGAATCCTGCTTTAAGAATCCAACCCCTGTATGCGGCATAGCTCAGGTTGTAGGTTGGAGTCCAGGAACCGTGGAGAGCATTTAGCGCCCAAGCTGCTGATGCGTCTACGACTTCGTCAGACCACTCTGGTTCAACAGAGCCACTGAAGCCACTGTCAGTGCAGATGTAAGCGTTGCCATTCAGAGTGGTAGGAACGACCAGGTCACCTAGCGCGTAGAGCGTGATTGGTTCCCAGACGCGGGTTGGTTCTGCGTAATAGCCATAGGCATCAACGACTCGACTTTGATTGAGAAGGTCTTTGACCTGGGCTTCAGTCAGTGCCAATTCGTCGTCATGCACAACCATCGTCTTGAGTCGTGCGAGAGCGACTGAATAGACCTGGGGCTTGTAAAAGTTCGTCAAGGTCATAGTGCGCTCCTTGAACGAGAACAGGGCCATCTCGATTGAGACAGCCCTGATTCGTTGATTGATGACTAGGAATTAGCCATTGAGGACGCCACGAAGCACAGCAGCGCTATTCGGGGCCATTGGGGCAATCGCGCAATAAAAGTCAATACGCGTGATATACTGCGGCTTCGCATCCGATTCACCCAGGTCATATGCCTGAACGCCACCATTGGTAAGACCAATAACGCCATTCTCGTCATTGAGGTTCACAATGTACACGCTGGAGCACGTGGCACCAGAACTGCCCTGAACTTCTGACTGCGGGATAATGGGATTTCCAGAAGCGTCATTGCCAATCGCGACGACTGGAATGCCATTGAACGTAGTAACAACCTTGCCGAACTCGTCCTTGGTCTCGTCATACTGGCTCAGACGTCGAGCAGAGCTTCTGAACTTGCCCAGGATCGAGTCATTCATGAGAATCAGCGAAGCGCCAGGAACAAGTGACGTGGTCTCAGTCAACTTGTCTAGGAACTGGTGACGATGATCATCAGACGAACCGACCACGTTCAGACCATTGGCAGCAGCAGTGACCACCTGGCTCGAACCAGTCAGAAGGACATTGAGACCATCGAATTCGACGCCAGACGTTCCAGTGTAGTCACCATTGATGAAGGCATCCTGGAAGGCACGAGCAGTAGCTTTTGCCTTAGCAACAGTCTGGGCTGCACGCTGGTCGTTGATGTTGCCACGAGTCTGAGCGATGAAGCGATCAACAGCCGCGTCTCCACCCAGGATGGCAAGCTGAACAACCTTGTTGGTGAAGGTCGAAGTGGATTCGGTGTAGCCAGCGTTCACTGCACGGAATGCAGCACCAGCGCCAGTACCTTCGCGGTTGTATGCGAACGCATTGCCTTCAATGTTCTCGAATCGAAGACGACTGATAAGCGGCTGATCAGTCGTGATAGCCTCAATAACTCCGCGCTGGAGTGCGTTATTGGAGAGCTTCGCGCTCTCAGTCAAAGTAACAGCCATAGTATTTACTCCTAGATTCATTAGTTGCTTGAGCGCTCTTGCTCACTTAGCGAGCGCCTAGATTCTCTGTAGAACGAATTACTTCTTGTTTGCGTATGCCAGTTTGAGTCGTGATTCAGGACTCAGGTTGTCATCGATCACTCGTTCATCACGAGCACCTGCGTTTGAAGTGCCATGCACTGCAACGAAGAGCTTTGGGTACTGAGACTTGAGTTGAGTCACTATCGCTTCGACATTGGATGGGCTGTTGTCAGTCCACACAACATCGTCTGCATTGATCAGCTTCGAGATGGCTGAAGGTTCAATCGCATTTGCATTACCTGCTTCATCAGCGATTAAGCGTTCGAGCCTCTCTTGGCGAATACTCACAACTAAACTTTCGTACTGCGATTGAAGTTCATCGTTCTTAGGGCTTTGCTCAAGCTCAACAATTCGAGCTTCAACTGTTCGAAGGCGATCACGAAGATTCTTCGCTTCACCCCTAACCTTCTTCAGCTTTGCGAGTGGCACAAGTGCTTCGTCGTCATCGCTGTCTTCATCAGACTCATCGTCATCTACCTGAGATTCAGATTCCTCCTCTGATTCAATCGATTCATCAGCTTCACTACCAGAGTGATTGTCTTTAGTCTCGATTGCTTCGACTTCACTTGAAGCCTCTTGAGTGGTTGAAGTCTGTTCAGTGACTTCGACTGTGGTGACCGCCTGGGTCTGTTCCTGCGAATCAGAGTCCGCCTGGGATTCCTTCATCGTCATTGGTGCCTCCTAAATTAGGTAGTTGTTCGTTGTCTTCGCTCTGCGTTCTGTCGCGCTTGAGCGAGTGAAGAAGTCGTGTATGTAGTTCCCCAAGATGGGCTGTTTTGAATGCGTATGAAGTCCTGCAATTCGACTTCTCCATTCGCGTACGCTGCATGAGCGTTTGGTCCCATCACCTTGATCTGACTGGCAGTAGACCAGCCAGCGAAGACGCTCGAACCAGGTTCAGTTGAGTAGGACGTCTCGTTTGCATCAGAGACGTTGAATCCCAATTCCTTCCAGGTCTTCGTCTTAGGTACTGAGCTACATCTGCAAGCAGGATGTGATGCCATCGATTCAGTGAGTGGGTGTTCAGTGCCGTGAAGAGCGATGCAGGTCGCACACGTTCGCGTGCTCATTGAGGCGTGCCAAATCCAGCTTCCTACCAGGTGCGAGTTCGCTTGGTAGGTTTGTCTATGGCTCTCTCGATACGCCCTTAGGGTCTCAGTGCGGCTGATCAATGCAGCACGCTTAAAGCTCAAGTTCGCTTGCCTGGTCAGGTCTCGTGCGATTGCATAAGGATGTTTGCCAGTTGCCAGACCAGTGGTAAGTGATTGGCGCATCTTCAGTGATTCGAGTTCGCCAAACGTACTCAGAAGCCTGTTGAGTGGTCCAGAGTTCGTTGTTGCAATCAGATTGTTTGTCGCCTGGGAAGGAAGTCCATAGAGATTGAGTGTGATGCTGGGTGGTGGACTGATGCCCTTCAGAATCAACTGTTGAGCGTGTCCTTGACCCAACTGAACTGCATCTGTCGTTGTCTCAATGAGTGATGGTCGAAGGGTGTCGATTGCGTAATTTCGAAGTTGGATTCGAGTCTGCGCCTGGAGTGCATTCACGCGTTCAAGCCTGTATTGCATCGATATTGAAGGTTCAGTTCCTTGGTCGATCAGCAACTGCATCTCGTTAGCGAGTGCATCAATTTCGACCTGGATCACCTTCAGAATCTTGGAATACTCACGAGCCAGGTGCTTGAGCGTCTGCTCTTCTCGCTTGCGAATGGCTGCATTCTGGTCATCGATTACGTCATAGATCGTTGCCATTATTCGCCACTGTTGAAGGCACGAAGCATCTGATCTGCGATGTCTTCTGATTCGAATTGGAGTTCTTCAGCGAATCGTTCGATGTCTTCGGGACTGTATCCAGCCTCACGAAGTATTTGAGTACCGCTGACTCCAAGCTGATTCTTGATGACAGCGTTGGTCCAGAAGTTCACTTCACTTCGAGTCTCAGCATCCTTCCAAAGCACTCGAATATTCGAGCCATCAACACCATCCAGTTCAAGCAAGAACTCCATGAGCCTTGACCAGACGTTGCCGTATGCTGCCTGACGATCGCGAATCTTCGAGACCATAGGTGCTTCAGCCGTCTTTAGAGCTTCACCTGATAGTTGACCACCACCGCTCGGATTTATGTAATGCAATGGGATTCTTGCTGTCCTGGCGATTCGGGTCTCGTATCCTTCGACCATCGTTTCAAACATCGCAAGGTCTGCTGCACTGAATTCACCAAACCGAACTTCGTTTTCGCCACTGCCGCTCGATACCCACAGTTCACCAGCGCCGTAGTTTTGGAATGGCCTGACTGGTTCTCCGTTCTCGTCAATCGCAATTTGCAAACCAGTTGCATAGCGTTGCTTCACAGCGGCGAATTCCAATGCCACCATTTGATTCGCAAGCGTGAGATTCAGCGCATCTTGGAGTGGGTAGATATCCGTTAGCTCAGAGCGTCCGTAGTCGCCGCGTCTGCTGTTGTTGCCAAAGTGGAAGACTGGAACACGAGTGAAGTTGAGCTTGAGCGGCCAGCTTGAGTCGCCGTCGTCCTGATATTGCTCCCACTTCGCATCGCTGGTTGGTACGTCGTCAGCCTCTACACCAGTCGTGATGTACTTTTCGATGCGATCTGCGTAGTAGAGATTGAATCTCCAGAATCCTGAAGACAGCCTCCAAGCTTTGCCTGCCACTCGAATCTCTTGATGATCTTCTTCGTCGTACGCAACTGCGATGGACTCAGAACGCTGCACATAGATCGTGGGAATCCCACTTCGATTCGGCAGAACCAGCACGAATGCGTCACCAACGAGCAGGGCTTCCTGGTGAATCTCCGATGCGGCAATATCTAGGTCTCGTTGCTTCCAAAGATCACTCGCTGTCTCAGAGCCGTCTCCACTGAATCCAGTCACTTCAAGTCTGTCAGCAAGAAGATCGACTACTGAGCCACATCGATTTGAGTTCAGGGACTTCAATTTGTCAGCGAAGTTCGTTTCGAGTCGAGAGCCTAAAAACTGCACGGGCTGATAGCCTTCATAGAATTGACGAGCTTTATTGATTTCACGCCTTCGTTCGTTGATATCTCGTGCAAGTTGAGCTAAGTCTTGATTCATTATTTAGTCCTTCGCTATGGGAAGATATAGAGTTGTGGTTTAGGTTTGCTATCGAGTGCCGCTAGTTCGGTGATGCTGTAGACCAAGGAATCCACTAGATCGTCGTTATCAGTCGCCACGGGAAATGAGGCCATCTGATCTTCAAGTTCATCAAGAACCCTCGTGTGCTTCACTCTTCCTTGTTCGTACAAAGCAACCACTGGCTCTGCTCGAAGGGTCTTCCCGCGTTTGGCGTGAATCAGCTTGAGCGGTAAGTTCTTATCGATAGATCGAAGCGTGTGTTCGACCATCAAACCACCCTGATTGACTTCAGCAATCACTAGATCGCAATCCCATTGGTTGAAGAGTTCAATTGCTCTCGATGCCCATTCGTTTGGAGTTGCCTTCATTTGCTCTGAATGCAGAACGTAGAAGTTGTCGTCTTCACCAAGCCCACTGACGGTGACAGCGGTGAAGTCGCTGTTCTTGGAGACTGTGGTTGCAGGATCAATCGATAAGACAATTCTCTTCAGGAGAGCAGGTGCGCCCAAGCTCCTACTGGCATCAATGAGTTCGCTACTCCAAAACGCACCTTCAATCTGCTCAAGCAACTCACCCATGAGTTCTTGTCGGCCAAGACGCGTGCCTTTGTATCGAGCTTCAATCTCAGCCAGGAAGTTCTTCGAGAGATTTGAAGCGTTGTCGTAGGTGGTTGATTTGGTAACTGCAACGCGTGGATCGTGGGTGAGATTGATGATGAACTTGGAAGGTCTTGGGGTAGTCGTAGCAATGAGTCGTGGTCGTTCGCCTATTCGTAAACCAAAGAGCAGATTCGCCCAAGCGTCATCGTCTGACTTGTTCTGGGGCCAGGAAGCAATCTCATCTCCCCAAGCCAAATCATGTTCAGGACCACGAAGTGAGTCACCAGCATCAGCTGAGTAGGTTGTGCAGACAGCGCCATTGTCGAAGGTGATCAGTCGTTTGCTAGGCTCGTGTTTCGCAATCAGTCCACGTCTTCGAGCCACTGCCAAGATGCCGCTTTGCCCTGTGACCATGACATCTCGAACGTCACCAGCAGTTCTCCCTACCAGCGCCACTCGCTTCGCATTGCCAGTTTGAATCTCACCAACGATGAACTCAGCAGCAGCCCTGGTCTTGCCAGTTCCACGACCAGCCAGGAAGAGCCAAATGAACCAATCACCTTCAGGTGGTAGTTGTTCTGGTCGTGCTAACCAATGCTCCCAAGACTCAAGAAGAGCTTGAGCCTCATGTTCTGAGAGACCGTCTATGAATGATTGTTGTTGGTGTCGTGGAAGTAGCGAGAACTGATCTTTTGGATTAAGAGCCATCTAGCTCAGTGAATTCGCCCTCTAACACTTCACTCGTATTGAAGAGAGCTTCTAGCTTCGACTTAGCAGATTGCGCGTCACCACTGATATTGACTTGAGCGATTTGAAGACGGCTATCGCGCTCACCAAGATTCTTGGCTACGTCTTCGAAGATGCTACGTCTTTGGTCCAGCAAAACCTTATCGAGTTCGAACGAACTTGAGCCATCACGTCTAACAACTTCGATCATCAATCCACTTAGTGCTTCTTCTGGGATGCGCTCACCTGCTTCTTTGCGTTCAAGCATTGAGTTCGAGCGAGCTTGCTGTATCGCAACCAACTCATTGTTCATGCGAACAAGTTCTTCGATGCGTTGGTCAGAGATTCGAATACCTTCAGTCTTCAACGATTCCAGGTACTCTCGAATGAACGACTGGACTGCTGGTTGATTGAGCGTTCGACTTGGATTTGAGCCAGGGTCTGAACCAAGATGAATCGATCCAGCGATCCTGGCAGCAGCTGAAGCATTGAATCGAGCAGCACCACAGTAGGCGCTTGCGAACGCGTACTGATAGTCAGTCAAATCTGTGTCAGTGCTGGTGGTGCGTGTTCCTGGTCGAAGAACGTCTGGAAGGATTGGCATATCACGTCTGTATGCCGCTTCACTGTCTGGGTAATCGTCAACAGGTTCTTGTGGTCCCCTTGGTGGTGGTCGATGGGGTTGGGTCATAGATTGCCTCCAATCAGTCTTAGTCTTTAGGGTGCTTGAGCGCATTAATTGCGTCGTTGTGCGCGTGCGTTGGAACAGTGGTGGAGTTCGTCACGAAGGCAATCAACAGCGAACTGAAAGTCATAATCGCCGCAATTTGTTCCCCTGAGAGACCCAAACCGAACGATGTGCCAAGCGCGATCGTGACCTGAATGAGACCCAGGACAATTTGTGGTGACCTGCCCCAGAGTTGGGAGAATGATTTCATGGGATACTCCTTACAGTGGATTACATAGTTATTGGAAGGCTTAGGAGAGTGGTAGTTGAACGAAGATCAATCGACTAACTCGGAGACAGACACAGTCGAACTCACGAGCAGTGGCGCTCAAGTGTTGAATAGCGACGACCTACGACTATTGGAACTGACTGAACAGATAGGTAAGGCGGCTATATTGGGGCTTGCGATCCTGTACGCAGTTGGGTTAATTGTCACTAATGGTTATCTAGCGCAGTACGGGATAAGCGAGTTTGAGTTGCTCCGCTCTCGTTTCGTTCTAACTGGTGTTTTGACGTTGCTGCCAATTCTGGTGAGCTATTGTGTTGGTTGGATCGCTTCGGTTATTGCTCTGAATCTCATATCGCCTTCCAATGACCGCTGGATTCATCGCGAAACGCTACGCTACGTCGTCCTAATAGTTCTGACGTACGTGGGAACTTTTCTAGCGTTCCTGGTAGTAGTTGCTCAGATTGACCCTTCTCGTTCAAGTGCGGGAGTTGCACTTAATCTGGCTCTAGTTGCCGCCATCCCCGCCATTCATGCTGCCAGCCTGAGGATTGAAAGCGAGTCGGATAGTATTACCAAGCGCCTGAAGCCTCGTCGGGGGTGGTGGCAGCGAATGACTCACTATATGGCAATTCGCGATACAGGAGGAATGTTCCTGCTCTTGGCTGCGGTTGTCGTGATTGGGATGCTATACCTGTCGTTATTCGTGAAAGGAGTCTATGGCACGGTGCCAGAGCAGTTTGGAGGTGGTAAACCGATCCCCGTAGAACTGCTCTTTGATCCTTCACAGCGACAGAAGTTCGCACATCTCGAAGTGCCTGTCCACTTTGGAACTAGCCTCACGAATAGCGTTGATTTGATCTGGAATGGTGACCAAGGATATTTAGTACGTTTCGAAGTCGAAGGT